TCCAATTGAACGAAACAAGGATGGACTGGACATTTATGAGGAACCAAAAGCGGAACACAAGTATGTCTGTGTTGTCGATACCGCACGAGGACAGGGTAAAGATTACAGTGCGTTCACCATAACGGACATTACCCAGACTCCATACAAAGTAGTTGCAAAATATCGAAACAATATTATTTCGCCGATGGTTTATCCCACCGTTATCTAAGCGGTTGCCGAAAAATATAACATGGCTCAGACGCTCATTGAAATCAATGACATTGGTGGACAGGTTGCTGATGTTCTTCATCGTGACTTGGAATATGAAAACATTCTTATGTGTTCTTTCCGAGGTAGAGCTGGACAAACAATCTCTGGTGGTTTCGGTGGAGCAAACACTCACATGGGTGTGCGAACAACAAGCGTTGTGAAAAAACTTGGATGCTCTGTTCTCAAAAGTTTGATCGAGCAAGACAAGATGATTGTCGAAGATTTGGAGATCGTGAATGAACTCATCACATTCGTGGCAAAAGGACAGTCATACGAAGCAGATGAAGGGCACAACGATGACTTGGTGATGACACTTGTTCTTTTTGCTTGGTTAACTCGTCAGGATTACTTCAAAGATTTGACCAACACCGATGTTCGATTAGATGTGTTTGAGGATGAAATTAAAAGACTTGAGGACGAAGTTATGCCATTTGGTATTATAACATCTGTTGATGGTGATAATGGTGGTGTTTGGGACGGAGAAGACAGATGGTTTCCATAAACCCAAAATCCACAAAAAACTAAATACCTAGAAGTTTCACAACAAGAAACAAAGATCAGCAGTCTGAACACAACAGGAGGAAGCCCCGATGGCAGTAAACATAATCAACAGTGGTAGAGCAAGAGTTGTCATCAATGTCAACGATGACAGTTTTGTTAACCTTATTGGAGAGGTTGGTACTACTATTACCTCTGCTTTCTTAACAGAAACAGTAAATATTGTACAAAAACTTGGTAATACCGCAGAGAGAACTCAAGGTTATATTGAAGAAAATTCGATTGAAAATTGGGTTGGTAGACTGACAAACGCTGCGTTTGTGCAAGGTTCCGGTGGAACAACTTACGCTAATCCAGACGCATTCACAGGAGGTTCCGCTGACTGGTATGCAGCACAAAACTATCTTTTGTATGGTGGTAATCTTTTGATTGGATCCACCGGAAGTGCTTTCTCTGATAGAGAATTAGCATGTATTTTCCACTGTCCATCCGACCCAACCGGCACTGGTGGGGCAAGTGCTGTCGAGGATACTGTTACTGACAGAAACTTTAACACAGTCGGTATTTTGTATACTGGTGGTGCAGACGGAAATGCAATTGCAGGATCGGACAGTGCTCTGAAAGCCATTGATGGTGCCAGTGCTGAGTATGGAAAAGTTATCTTTAAGACTCATGGTCTCAAGAGACACCTTAACTACAAGAGAAACAACCAACTGGAAACCAGTAGCGGATTTAGAGAAACACCAGTTACACCCGATGTTGCTGGATGCTTTGTGAGAACAGACAGAGATTTTGCTCCATTCTACTCTCCAGCAGGATTGACTAGAGGTAGAATCCTTGATGTTGTCTCCTTGGTACACAACCCAACGGCATCTGAACAAGATACTCTCTATGAAAAAGGTATTAATCCCGTCGTAACATTCCCCGGAGAGGGAACATTCTTGTTTGGTGACAGGTCACAGATCGAAGCGACAAGCACCTTCAGTAGAATTAATATCGGAAGATTGTTTATCTTTATGAAGAAAACAATTGGTAGACTTGCAAGACAAACTCTCTTTGAGTTTAACGATGCTTCTACAAGAACAAACTTTAAACTTCAAGCGTCAACGATTCTGCGAGGCATTCAAGCCAACCGTGGACTCACCGACTTCAGAATTATTTGCGATGAATCCAATAACCCACCTGAGGCTATTGACGCTAATGTGTTTAACGCAGATATTCTTATTAAACCAACGAAGTCGATCAACTTTATCACTCTGACGTTTACGAACAAGAATGAGGCTGATGATCTTGGTGGTCAACCTTCGCAAGAAACCGGAACCTAATCTAGATCGGAGATAACACATGTCAGATTCACTTTTCATTGACGACTTCAGAAATTCCTTTAAGGGTGGCACAAGACAAAATAGGTTTAGTGTCACTGGTAACATCGGTGCTGTTGACAAAAGAGCGTTGAACGCAACAGAGTCATTGCTCGTGAAAGCAGCACAATTTCCACCATCAACTGTTGGTATCATTCCAGTTCCTTTCCGTGGTAGAATTGCTAAGATTCCCGGAGACAGACAGTATCTCGAATGGCAAATCTCCATTCTGGATGACGCTTCCTCCGCTCTTTACAAGGCTTTCCAAGATTGGTCTTCGCTGATCAACTCGCATTTTGGTAACAAACAAGATCCAACTTGGACTGATACCGCAGATGCGTTGGGAGAATGGGAAGTTACTCACTTGGACTTGGAAGGTAATCCAATCAAGAAAGTAACTCTTAAGAACTGTTGGCCTGTCGAGGTTGGTTCGATTGATCTTTCATACGACGCAGTTGATACGGTCGTTGAGTTCCCAGTGACGATTGCATACGACTACTTTATCATTGATAGATCAGTCGGAGCCCCCGGATTGCCAAACGCACCACAAGAATGATATAAATATCAAGTATTCGGTGTTTTTATTATGTAAGGGGAAAATATGCCTATAAATTTCTTTGGTTTTACTATAACGAGACAACCACAGAGCGAGCCGGGTGCGAACAGTGTTGTCGCACCCGACTCTTATGATGGTTCATATCATATGGATTCAGGATCCGTTTACGGCGGATTCATGAGTTCGTATTCTGATTTTGCAGGAAACGCAAGAAGTGAAGAAGAGTTTATCAAAAGATATCGTTCTATTGCTCTTTTTCCCGAAGTGGACATGGCGATTGAGGATATTGTAAATGAGGCAATTGTTGTTGAGGGGGACAAAAAACCAGTTCGGATTGATCTTGAACAAACTTTTCTTCCACCACAAGTAAAAGAAAGAGTGTATTTAGAATACAACAGAGTTCTTGATCTTTTAAATTTTCATTTAGACTCACATGACTTGTTTAGAAGATGGTATGTTGACAGTAAACTTTTTTACTACATCATGATCGACGATCAAAATCCACAACTGGGTATTCAAGAACTTCGTCCGATTGATCCGCTTAAAATTAAAAAAGTAAGAAAAGTTAATAAAGTTCAAAGTGGTGAGGGTGGTTTAGCAGCACCACAAGTAGGTGATGTTGAAGAATTTTATGTTTACACCAACGCTAGCCCAGACTCTACTTTCAGAACAGGTGTCAGTGGCATTAGATTGACATTTGACTCTGTAATTTATTGTCACTCTGGACTCATAGATTCTGGATCTAAGAGAGTTATTGGTTATCTTCAAAAAGCAATTCGTCCCCTGAACATGCTTCGTCAACTCGAAGATGCCGCTGTTGTTTATCGTATTGCTAGAGCACCAGAACGAAGAATTTTCTATGTTGATGTTGGTAACATGCCTACTCAAAAGGCACAACAATACATCGAGGGACTCGCAAAGAGATACCGAAACAAACTGACATACGATCAAGGAACAGGTAATGTTCGTGAAGACAGAGATCACTTCCACATGCTTGAGGACTTCTTCTTGCCACGAAAAGAAGGTGGTAAGGGAACAGAAATCACCACACTGCCGGGTGGCACAAACCTCGGTGAAATGCGTGATGTTGAATACATGCTCCAAAAACTTTACCGAGCATTGAATGTTCCACCATCAAGACTCCAATCAGAAAATGGCTTTAACATGGGTAGATCAGCCGAGATTACTCGTGATGAAGTGAAGTTCTCGAAATTCATTGGCCGTTTGAGAGATAGATTCTCCAGTCTTTTCTTGGACATTTTGAGAGTTCAACTTTCACTCACAGGTGTCATGACATTAGAAGATTTTGATTCCATTAAATCAAAAATTCGTTTTGAATATCAGAGCGACTCACACTATTCGGAGTTGAAAAACATTGAATTACTCAGAGAGAGATTGAGTGTTGCTGCGGGTATGGAACCATATATTGGACGGTATTTCTCAAATTCATACATAAGAAGAGAAATATTTGGATTAAACGAAGAAAGTGAAAACCGAAACTTCATTGAAATCCAAAACGAAATTAAAAGTGGTGAAATATCCTTTCCCGAACCAGAACCAGAGGAAGAAAAATGAGCAAAGACCTACTTAAAAGTGTTATGGAAAACGATCAAGAGAGCGTCCAAGAACAAGCACTTTCTTTGATTTCTGAGAGAATTGAAAAAACTCTCAACGAAAAAATGAAAGATATTGCTTCTGAAATGATGAAAGTCACAGAAGAAGTTGAACACTCCAGTGCTTTTGCTGAAGTTATTACTCAATGTCTCGACGAAAACATCAACATTAATCTAGAATTAAATGCGGATGAAAGAATTACTGTTACTCCAGAGGTGGCAAAAGTAATTTCAGAAACACACGATGAACTTCCCAGTGAATTCCAAAAATCATTCAGAGAAACCATCTTTGAGTCTGAGAAAAAGTATCACACAATCTTAGAATCAATTATTTCGGGAGAATTAAATGACGACTAAAGACGCAATTCAAAAAATCTTCGAGAAAAAAATGAGTGACGCAAAGGATCTCATTGACGAAGCACTTAATCAAAAACTTGCTCAATACCTTTCTGACATACACGAAGCCAAACTTGATCCCGTTGGAAAAGAAGATGGTGACATCGACAACGACGGTGATGAAGACGACACCGATTCATACCTTCTTAATCGTCGCAAGAAAATTGGTCAAGCGATGAAGAAAGAGGGTATGCAATATGAGGAAAAGAAAAAGGAAGAAGAAGAAAATGTGAAGAGACTTGACTCAAGAGGTCTGGGTGTAAAGCGTCAGAGTGGTCTTGGTAAAAGGTTAAAAAATGAATCGGTTAATGAGGGTGCCCCCGACACAGAACTCGATCACCACAAGGGTAAAAGTCCTAATGTCTATGAAGACGACTACCTCCCTAAGAAAAAAACAGGAGTAGCACACAAAGCGGTTAGAAACACCGGAGCAGAAGGATATTAAAATGTCATTGAAACTCATCACAGAAATGAACGAGGACATTCAGTTCCTCACCGAAGCAGACGAAAAAACCGGAAAGAAAAACTACTTTATTGAAGGTATTTTCATGCAAGCGGAACAAAAAAACAGAAATGGTAGGATCTATCCTACCAATGTTTTGATGCCTGTGGTTGAAAAATACAATGATAACTATGTAAAAGGTAATCGGGCAATGGGAGAACTTAACCACCCACAAGGTCCAACGGTGAATCTTGATAGAGTTTCTCATATGATTAAAGAACTTTATCAAAATGGTTCCGATGTTATGGGTAAAGCCAAAGTTATGGAAACACCTATGGGTAAGATTGCAATGAATCTTATCGACGAGGGTGCAAAACTTGGTGTTTCCTCTCGTGGTATGGGTAGTCTCAAACAAAACGAAAGAGGTATTAACGAAGTTCAGAAGGACTTCATGTTATCTGCCGTTGACATTGTTGCAGATCCATCCGCACCAAACGCTTTTGTTAACGGAATTATGGAAGGTCGAGAGTGGATTTGGAGTAACGGTATTCTACAAGAGAAGCAAATTCACGAATACCAACAACAGATTAAAAAGGCTTCAAGTAGACAACTTGAAGAAAAAGCCGTCTTATTATTCAAAGACTTCCTTTCAAAACTTTAAAATGTATAAATACCACAGAAAATAGTATACACTACTAAGGAGATATTCAAATGGCTCGAACAAAAAAAGTAAACGAATCTGAAGCAGATTTTGAAAGCACCGATCTTTACAGTGACGGTGAAGGTAAGGGTGCGGTTCTTCAAACCCTTGATGCCCCAGACAAATCAAAGGAAAACAAAAAGTCCATCGCTGGTGCAGCGGGTGTTGAACCTGCCGATCACGAATTAGATGGTGCAGTCGAAGAAGCATTCTCGGCACTGTTTGACGGAGAAGGACTTTCTGAGTCATTTAAAAACAATGTGAAAGGTTTGTTTGAAGCAACCCTTTCGGAAAGAACACAGCAAATTTCTGAAGAAATGAAAGCATCTTTCCAAGAAGAATTAGAACAAAATGTTTCAACCGTGGTTGAAGAACTCTCAAACAAAGTTGATGAGTATCTTAACTATGTTGTTGAAAACTGGTTGGAAGAAAACAAACTTGCAGTTGAAACTGGAATGAGACTTCAAGTCGCTGAAAGTTTCATAGAAAACCTGAAAGGTGTCTTTGAAAATCATTACATCAGTGTTCCAGATTCCAAAGTGAATCTTCTTGATGAAATGTTTGAAAAGAACGAATCACTCAAGGGTGACTTGGACGAAGCATTGGGTATCAACAGTGAATTGCTGAGTTCTTTAGAGGGATATAGAAAAAATGAAATCGCTCATCACATTACAGAGGGATTAACTGATCTTGATAAGCAAAAATTCTTCTCTCTTGCTGAAGAAGTTTCTTATGAGTCTGACGAATCTTATGTTGAAAAATTACAAGGCATCAAAGAAAGTTACTTCACAAAGAAAATCAAAACTCCTGTGCTGAAAGAAGAGGCACATGAGCCAGAAAAAATCGTTCTTGAAGAGAATAGTTCAATGAGCGGATATCTCAGAGCAATCGAAAGAAACAATCGTTTTAATAACAGAAAAGGTTAAAATTTCAAATTCACTAAATACTCAACACAGAGTAAATTCTAGGAGAAAACAAAAATGGAAAACGCAACACCATATGATGTATTAGAGGAGAAGTGGAATCCAGTTCTTGAAACTTCCGCTCTTCCAACAATTAACGATCACTACAAGAGCAGAGTGACTGCTGTGCTTCTCGAAAACACCGAGAAGGCACTCAAAGAGCAAGCACTCAACGAAGCACCGACCAACTCGATGGGTGGTAACTTTTCGGACGCACAGGTTGGTTCGGCTGGTAATCTCGCTGGTTACGATCCCGTTCTGATCTCGCTCGTTCGTCGTGCTATGCCCAACTTGATGGCATACGAAGTCGCTGGTGTGCAGCCCATGTCTGCTCCCACCGGTCTCATCTTTGCGATGAAGTCCAAGTACGACTCACAAGGTGGCGCTGAGGCTCTCTTCCAAGAAGCATTCAGTAAGTTCTCCGGTTCTGGTAACACATCCACTGGTGCTGCTTTCTCTGCAACTGGTGGTGTGGATCCTCTGGGTTCTGTTGGTGTTACATTGGGTAGGGATCTTACTCTCGACGCTTTCCGTGCGATGAATACATCTGACGGTGAAGCACTTGGATCTGATGGTGCTTCTAAGACCTTCAGAGAAATGGCATTCAGCATCGAGCGAATCGCTGTGGAAGCCAAGACTCGTGCTCTGAAGGCTGAATACACCACAGAACTCGCTCAAGACCTGAAGGCTGTTCACGGACTTGACGCTGAGACTGAACTCGCTAACATCCTCAGCACCGAAGTTCTGACTGAAATCAACCGTGAACTCATCAGAACTCTCTACTTCAAGGCTAAGACTGGTTGTCAAAATGCCGATCTTGAAAGTTTCGCTGCCTCCGCAGCAGCCGAGCAAAATAGCGGTGCTGCTGGTGGTGTGTATGACCTCGCAATTGACTCCGACGGTCGATGGAGTGCTGAAAGATTCCGTGGTCTCATGTTCCAAATCGAGCGTGAAGCCAACACCATCGCTAAAGAAACTCGTCGTGGTAAGGGTAACTTTATTGTCTGCACCGCTGACGTTGCTTCCGCACTCGCCATGTCTGGCTTCTTGAGCCTCACACCAACTCCTGATA